CTAACTTTGAATACGTCAGCAGAGTTTCTGGGGAACAAAATATTTCGGATTACATTGAGGTAAAGAATCTTTTCAAAAAAGGAAAGTTAAGAGATGATATTTTTGGAAATTTAAGTTATTTTACTAAGTACAATATTATTGGAGATGAAAGACCAGATAATGTAGCTTATAAACTTTATAACGATTCAACTCTTGATTGGGTAGTTCTTCTTTCCAATAACATTCTGAATATTCAGTCAGAATGGCCTATGACTCAAGTGGTGTTTGATCAAGTAATGCTTGAAAAATATGGTTCTTATGAATCACTTTACTCCAGTATTCACCACTACGAGACTGAAGAAATTAGAGATTCGAAAGGTAGAATAGTCTTGAGAAGTGGTCTAAGAGTTTCACCAACTTGGAAGACAAATGGTAACTTCGTTGAAATTGTAAATGCTCAGATAGATTCAATTTCTTCTGGAGATGGATCAATACCATCAACAGTAGTTACAGTAGTTCTTGTTAACTCTATTCCTGGATTAGAAGTTGGAGATCAAGTGAACATTAATAATGTTTCCGAAAATCAATACAATGGGTCACAAATTGTTGATACCATTTTAACTCAAGAAGGTTCTAATGTAACCTCGTTTACATATGTTCTTCCTTTTACTCCTAATGTTGCCTCTCCGACAATGGCATCGCCAAGAAAAGAGGAAGTTCTTTTTGTAATTTCAGAAACATCATCAATTTCAGCAAACTCATACTACTATGAATATTGGGATGCAAGTCTAGGATACTCAGTTTATGTTCCATCGACAGAATTTGTGAAGTCAGTTACAAATTTTGAGTACGAAATACAAATCGAAGAAAATAAAAGAAATATATTTACTCTTAAACCACAGTATTTAAATGTAATCTTTAATGATCTTGATGATATTATGCCATATAAAAAAGGTGGCAGTCAGTATGTGAATGCCACCTTAAAGAGAGGAGAAAATATTAGACTGTTTGAATAATCAGTCTTCAGCCAGTCGTTGGAAATAACTCAGAGCATCATCCTCATCTTCATCAGAAGTCTCGATCTTCGGAAGTGAAGGTGACTTACTGCGAGCATAAGACTGTTCCAGTTCTGCAATCACACTCTCTTCCTTAGAGGGAGTTTGAGTGTAAGAATCGTACTCATCTTCCTGTTCTTGAACAGCAGCACGAGCAGACTTCTGACCCAAAACATACTTCAGACGCTTTTCAAGATCTTCATATGACTTGAACTGATCAGGAGCAACAATAGCAGAGAGAGAATACTCTTTCTTCCATAGTGCTTCCAGAGCATCATCATCATCCAAAAGTGATGAGGGAGAATCAAACTCAGACTTATCGTAGTTCCAGTAACCTTCAACCTTACGAATCTTCAGACGGAAGTTAGCACCACCCCAGAAGTCAAAAGGATTGATGGGTTCTTCATCTTCAAACTCGGGTTGCATAGCATTCAGGATCTTATCAAAGATCTTCTTACCGAACTTGAACAGGAAGACTTTACCTTCGTTCTCAGGATGTGCAGGATCTTTCACAACATAGATGTTGCTGTAATAAGACAATTTACGCTTCTGTTTACGAACAGTTTCTTTGTCCTTATCACTACCACTGTTCCACAGTTCACGATTGTGTTCAGACACAGGATCCTTCTGACCAATAGTAGTCAGAGAGTTCTCAATGTACCAACCACCAGGACCTTGGAAGGCATGTGCATACATCTTAACCCAGGGGAGTTCTTCACCTTCGGGTGCAGGAAGGAAACGGATAATGGCAGAACCAACACCAGTCTTATCCATTTCTGGTTTCCAGAAACGTTCATCAGCACCACCAGAACCAGTGTTCATTTTTTCTACTTCCTTCACCAGTTTCTCAGTGAGAGAACCAAGTTTGGATTGTTTTTTTAGATTTTCAAAAGACATTTGTATACCTCGGATTGTTTGGATTTGGCCTTTGTGTACCCCATCAGTCTACAGGTCGGAACCTGTCTTGTCAATACGTTCCTTCATGGTCTCCAGCAGTTGTGTCATGTTGTTAAAAATGACATTCATATCAACATGAGGAGGGAGACCCATCATCTGAGCAGACTCTTTGATTCTTTCTTTCATCTTAATTGCCTCAGGATCATCAGAAAGTTTCAAACGAGTATAAAGAATCTGTTGTTTGTTTAACAGTTTTTCCAGAAGAGAAACATGAAACAACTTTTCCTCTTTATTCATACGAGGAAATTCAAATACATTTCTGTATACATCTTCTTGTAATGTTGAGATTTCGGCCATCTCAGCACGAACAAGATCTGAATCAAAAAAACTCATGTTCCTCCAACAATCTGCTTGAGTATTTTCTTATAATGGAATACATCTATATGTAGGAACGGAGAATATTTTTTCATTTTTAAACTTACGGTTTCCCACACAGGATCTTTTAGTTTGTTATCAAAATCTTTCCCGAACAGGAATATTCTATCATAGATGACTAGTGTTTCTATACTAATTTTCCCGACCAGGAACATCTTTAAAAGGGGCGGATGACCCTTAGAACAGTCAAAAACTTCTTCAAATTTATCTTCAAATAATTGTTCAGATTCTTCTTTAAACAAGTAGGATAAAGATTGTATTCTTTTTTGCCAGGACTTATATCGTGATTCTCCTTCTTTAATCATATCTCCAATCCAAGCATTTTGAGGATCAGTACAACTTACAAAGTTTGCTACGAAAAAATCTATCACTTCTTTGTCTTCTTTCTGACGTGATAGTTTTTCAAACCAATAACGATCCTTCCTCTTGTAAAAGGACTGAAGAGATGCTCGACTTTTACCTTGATACTTGTGATAATCGTAAGAGTCTTTCGTAAAGTGACTCTTCAGGGCAAGGTAAGTCTTATAAGTATCAAAAGGCACCATTCAAAAAAAGTAATATAGGGATTTTTACCGGGAAAATTTTTCCCCCTAAAATGGAATTAAAAGACCAATCTGGCACGGGAGGTCTTCTTAAGGAAGTTCAACTCCATAGCCTCATACTTAATCTTTTCTTTTAGTGGTTTGGAAATAAGTTTCGGAACAGACTCAACATCGATACTATTCTTCTCACAAAAGTGAACGATAGCATCAATATAACTCATATCCTCATTATGTTGTACAAGATTCTCGATCTCTTGGGCAAATCGAGAAGGACAGAAAAACTTATTCTCTAATGCTTTTTCTAATTCATTCTCCATTTGACCTAACACAGTGATGTACAATCTTTTTCCTCAACTTTTGTTCATTCTAACACATAAAACTATAAAGTCAAGAAACCTGTTCGAGTTTATCGTTAACAAATTTCTTGATGTATTGTGTAAGCAGTCTGATGTATTTTGTTTTGTCGTATTCTTCGTAGACTTCTACTTCTCCATTCTCACAGGTCATGATAATCACAAACTTCTTTACAGACAGTCCTGTAAGTTCATGAAGCATACATGCATATGCACAACACTGAACGAAGTATCCATCAATCCAATCCCTAGGTTTTGGTTGTTTGGAAGTTTTAAAATCGATGATTGATAGTTCTCCATCAAACTCAGCAATACAGTCTACAGTACCAGCAACACCTAAGTATTGACTATAAAGAGAACCTTCAAGGGTATAGATGTTATTTATACGATTGAGAGTGGGTTTGGCAATCTTAAAGAGATGTTCTGAAATAGGTTGAACATCGGATAAATTCCGATTATGTAAGTAATCCTCAACAAGTGTATGAAGATCTGTTCCACGACTCGTTGCCTTTCGAGTAATTTTATCTGCCTCTTCATTTCCAACTCTCTGTCTCCAAGAGGCAAACTTTTCTTTATTAAAATGACTAATTACCGAGGTGATAGAAACAAACTTTTGTAGTTCATCTTTATCACCTACTTTATAATAACGAACTCCATCAATCATTTCCCTCTCAAGAGAAGGAAGATTCAATTCAACATGATTAAACATCAGAGATTCAATTCCATTTTAGCAACAAGATATTCCTTACACAAACCTGAACGAACAATATCCTCTATACCAAACTCAATCATGGACATCGAAGGCATCACTCTCAGAATTCTCATGAAGTCAACAATACCATTACGTTCGTTTGTTTTCACAAGGTCAGACTGAGTGGCATCACCACAGAACATAATCTTAGAGTTCTCACCGACACGAGTGATAATACTATCAAGTTCGTGAAAGTTCAAGTTCTGGAATTCGTCTACGATAATGATAGCATTATCCAGAGTAGTTCCCCGAATAAAAGAAGTACTCCAAAAACTAATCGTGCCTTGAGTTTTAAGATTTCCATAAAGCATTTCAAATGCGGAATCGTCTGGCATTTCGAACATGTACTTTACCATGTTCTTATAAGGAATCTGGTAAAGACTTGATTTGTCCTCATGATCTCCAGGTAAGAATCCAATCTCACGAGTAGCTACAAGAGAACGGACAAGATAGATTTTCTCATAAGGAGTCTTCTCATCAAGAACATCACGTAGAGCATTATAGAGTGTGATGAACGTCTTACCAGTACCAGCAGCACCGTAAGCTACAACATTCTGATCAAGTTTATATTGTTTGAAGAGTGTCTCTTGATTGTCTGTCAGAGGCTCAATCGTCTTCATTATATCAAGATTAATTGGCTTCTTACGTTTCATCTGTCTATTGCTCATTCCAAATGGTACAGGATTCGGTGCTCTTTTACGTGCCATGAATCAACTAAATGGTTTTACTGTTGCACCAGGCATTTTTGAAGCTTTACGAAGAACTTCATTCCATCCTGGATTTTTCTTGACAAGCTTTTCTTGCCATTCACCTACCTCACCAACTCCAGCACATCCTTGAGACCAATCTTTGTCCCAATCTGGATTATCTTTTCTCCACTGCTCATAGACAGCAACTGTCATGACAAGTTCTTGAGTCTCACCTGTCTTTAAATTTTTAACTGGATATACTGGCATAGTTAAGA